AAACCATAAGCAGTTGGGATAGTGTTGATAAACGCTTCTAATTCCTTGATTTGTTCTTGATTAATTGTTATCATAGTTTTTATTTTATATACAAATATAGTTAAATATTCAATTAAATTGTTTCTTCAACAATTGGCTCTGGTTGTGGAGGTACTGGAGGTACATAATCACCTGTAATTGTTACATCAATTTGAGTTGCAACCCAATTGTAAGCATACTCATTTGTTGCCCAACCAACGTAATCTTCGCCACTCATTGTTAAGTTACCTTGTTGTAATTGACTTTGAGTGTCGCTTAAAAGTGCATAGTAAAAAGTAGCTGAATTGCTTAAATTGTCATTAATACAATAAGCATTAAGGATTGTTGCCGTTCCTAAGTTTAGTGGGAATACCACAGGTTGAATTGTTTTCATTTTTATTTTATTTTAGAATATTTGATAGAATCCACTTCCGTCAGCGATAATAAAGCATCTTGCTTTTGAGGCTAATGTTATAGAGCTAACATCACTACCTGCCATATTATAGATAGTAAATCCACTACCTGCTGATATTGTTTGTGAGAAATTTGATTTGTTTATGACAACATATTGTAAGTTGTTAGAACTTGGACTTGGTAAAGTATAAGTTTGTCCTGAACCTACTGCACCGCTAATAATATGATAATAAGTAGCATTAAAAGTTGTACTTGTTGTAACTAATTCTCCTGTATAAGAAATGTTATTAGCAGTTATAGCACCATTTACTTGTAGCTTACCTTGACCATTATCGGTTGTTGTTGCTATTAATACGTTACCTCCTGTTGAATTTAATAACAATGGAGAGTATGCAGTTCCATTTTGCATAGCTTGTATAAATCCAACATTTGCTGATGTATTATATCCTAATACTAATTTTTTATTATCATCAGTACGCCCAGCTATATGAAATTGACCAAAACTACCAAAAGTTCCATACGCTGAAAAATCACTAAATATAGTTGCAGCACCAGTAGAAGATATTGTAAGTCTTGTAGCACCTGCGTTGCCATCATATATTTGAAATTGATTAACGTCTGCTCCTATACCTACACCTAAATAATAATCTCCTACTGTTGTAGTTAATCTAAGCGCTGCATTTCTTGACCTATTATTTTCTACTCTTAAATAAGAGGAAGAAGTTGTTGCAGGTTGGTAAAATCTTCCTTCTCCATTAACTTGTAACTTAAATCCTGCATCGGTAGTTGTGCCTATTAATACATTACCACCATCTTTAATTACAAATCTATCAGTTGTTCCTAATGGGTCTTGTCCTATTTTAAATGGATCACCATCACTATTATCAATTCCTACATACCAACTTGTTCCAGTTACTCTATATTCAGTTACTGCATCCCCAGTACCAACATTTTGAACCTTTTGTATTGCTGTTGTTGTAGATGTATCAGCATTAATATGAAATAATCTATCAGGACTACTCGTTCCGATTCCAACGTTACCACCGCCATTAGGCAATATTGTTACACCACCATTCCATTGTGATGAAGATGCAATATCAACATAAGCTAAACTACCAGTCCATCTTTGAGATAAAGCATATTCTGCACCTACATTTGTTCTACTTAATTTTATACCACCAGCAGTATTCCAGCTAATATCATTTGTTCCACTTAATCCTATATTAATTCCAGTATTTGCAGTTAATGCACCAGTAAGCGTACCACCCGCTAAAGGCAAGTAAGTGCTTGATGCTGCGCTTGTTGTTAAGTATGTGCTATTATCATAGCTTATAGTAGTGCCGCTAATCTTTACAAATCCTGTTCCATTTAAAGCAGCTTGTTTGCCGTTAAACGTAGTCCAATCGGTACTTGAAAGTAAACCATTTTGTGAACTACTTGCAGTTGCAATAGCTAAAGTAATTGTACCACTTGTAGTGATAGGAGTTGAACCAATAGTTACTCCGCTTGTTGCAGATGATAATCCTACGCTTGTTACAGTTCCTACACTATAAGACCTATTCGCACTTAAATCAAATGAAGTTCCGTTAATAGTTATAGTTCTACTTGTTGGAACGTACCCACTTAAATCAGGTGCATAGTTAGGAATGTTAAACACCCCTGTTGTTGAGTTATATGTCGCTGCTCCACTTGTACCTGTTGTGGTCAAACTAATCGCTGCTCTTGCTAAAGCATCCGTATATTGAGTAATTGTTGAAGCTATCGTAAACGATGGATAAGTACCACTAATTGATATCCCTGCACCTGCCGTTAAAGAAACAGTTTGGTCTGGAGCAGAGTTAGTAATTACCCCTGTTGTATTGTTGTAGCTTATTCCTGTACCTGCACTTAAAGAAGTTAAAGTAATAAAATTAGAACCATTTGTGATTTGGTTATTATTGGTAGGTATTGTGATTACCCCTGTTGTGCTATTGTAAGCACCACTACCAGAAGCAAAACTTAAAGCTGCTCTTGACCTTGCATCCGTGTAGTAAAGGTTTGTATTTTCAGTTACTTGTGATGTATTATAATCGCCACTTGTAGCTACAACTGCACCTGTTCTACCAAATACACTTGTAACCGCATCTGTATTGTCATCTGTCCAAGAAGCAGTAATAGTACCTGCATCTTGTTGTGTTAAAGTTAAAGTCTTTGTTGTAGTGCCTGTTACCGCTGCTGAAACAATCATATTGTTATAAGCAGTATTAAAATTAGTCCAATCTAAGTTATCTAAATAACCATCAACTAAACTTGTAGCAGCAGGTATTGAGATTGTATTAGATGTGTTAACTAAAGGAGCAGTAAATGATAATGCAGCTTGTTTGTTATTAAACGTACTCCAATCGCTTGAACTTAACTTACCTGTATTTGTAGCCGAAGCAATAGGTAGGTTAAAAGTATGCGTAGCGACACTTGAAGATATAGCAAAGTCCGTTCCACTTGTTCCTGTGCCTAAAAATTGTACTTGTCTTGTTAAGTTATTTAACGAAGTCAATCCCTTTGAAAAAGTAGTAACAACTTGACACAAATGGTTGTTCTCTGTATGTAAAGTAACTACTCTTGTATCCACATTTACATATATTCTAATTGCTATTCTATCAGTTATTGCTAAAGTAGTTTGAGTTACAGGGATAGCAAAATAATAAGGACTTAAAGTTGTACCATTAGTTAAATATTCAGGTACACTTTGGCTACTTCCTATTAAAGTAAAAGTAGTGCCATCATACTTATAAACCTCTGCATAAACAAAAGGATTGTGATTATTAGAGTTTACACTAAAATAAAACTCACAATTAAAGTTACCAGCTGGCACTTCTAATAAAGCAGGATCATTAGCATCCGTTATGTAACTCGCTACATATCCATTAGCCGAAATAACAATGTCAGTTCCAGCACCACTAATAGGTGTTTTGCCTAATTGTCTATAAGCAACCCCTCCTATTGTACCTTGACTTACACTTGAATTAAGATAGTAAGAAACCGAACTACCTCCACCTGTTGATGTTGGGAAATCCGCTAAAGTACCATCCCCTCGTACATATTGAGAAGCAGCACCATCTAAAGCGGTTATTACCCCACTATTAGCCACTACTGGACCTTGTATATCCCTAATCTTTGCTTCGCCTGTTACTTGTAATTGACTCATAATATTTTATTGAAATAATCCACGAATATACTCCCCAGCTTCTAAAGGTCTACCAAAAGTAAGAACCCCAGTTGAACTTACAAACTTAACATCATCACCCGTTGGAGTTCCTGTTGTTAAAATGTTTTGCGCATCCACACCACCTCTTGAAACGTACAAACAAGCATAACCGATTGTGTCAGCAAAAGTAATTGATGTTTCGCCACCACTTGCCGTGTAACCTTTTGTCTTAACAGGATTTGAACCTACTATAATCACACCGCTTGGGTCAACTTCCGTTCCTGTTGTATTGTATGCACCTGTACCTTGTAGGCTAATATTGTAAGTAGCCACATCCTTTTGAGGTGCGTTTATTGCTAAACTTGATATATTACAAGTTCCGTTAATAATAGTCAAACCATCAACTCCGTTATCCACCACAAACTTAATTTCAATCGGTTCTCTTGCTAATTGCTTTTCTAACATAAACAAATAAGAAAAACCAGTCAAAGTAATCAATCCATCACAAGTAACATTCCAAGTAGCCACATCATTTTTATATTCTCTAAACCAAGCACTTGATTGGCTTGTTACCTCTTTTTGATCTACGCTTACATTAAACGTACAATTTGTACTACACGCAAAAGCGACATCAACCTCTGGGTCAACATCTGTTCTATGCCAATAAAGCATTACGTTATTTCCTATTACTGCTCCCATATTACAAATTTACGCATTATTAAAATATCTTTTTGGAGTTTCTATGGTAACATCTCCAATGTAATCAATAGTAGCAGTTGAAGCATTATCAACCATTGTAATCTCTAAAAGTTGTATTTGGCTTGTTTCATCCATATAAGGATTTGATGTAAGCCTATTTATTAAAAACTTCTTACCATTATAAGACAAAGCATTTGTGCTTGAATCTTGTATTGTATATGTTTTATCAAGATAAATAAATCCATTTGCTCCTGCTATTGCTCCCAAATCACCTTCTAAAGTAGCTATATTCTTATTTAATAAGTTTGAATATTGACGCATAACTAATTCAGCCAACATACCAAAATCTTCTGGAGGATATCCGTATCTATACCAATCCCTCCAAATAACACCATCTTCATCAAATAATAAACCTACATTATTTTGTATTGGTGATGCACCTTGAAATGGATAAATCGCACTATAAGGAATATCTATATCAGTTGCTATTTGTGATGTTGAACCAATATTTCTTGTTAATACAACTTCTTTAATTGATGCTTCATTTTGTGTTAATTTAACGTTCTTAATATATCCACCAACCGCACCATTTGCTGCTTCAAACTTCACTCCTATTAAACCTTCAATAGTCAAACTTAAATCTTGTGAATAACCCATTGGTATATCAATAGTGTTATTAACATAAGTATTAAATGTAGTATATGTAACATCTATAAAATGTACTGAAGTTGACCAAATATTATTATCTCTTAAATAATAAGTTACACCACCAATAAAAGCCGTTATATAAACTCTTATTTTATTTCCAGCATTTCCTCCTTGAAATTCAAAAGACAAAGTTGCACTTGTACCATACATTTTTGGCAAATATTCATAAGCCGTAGGCAATGCAAAATAGTTTTGTATATAAGCATTGGTACTACCACCTAAATAAAAAACTTCATATCTATTTGATTGATCTTCATTTAATATAACCAAAGTTGCTCTTGATGGCGCAACCTCAAACTCACTCCAACCATTTGCTCTTAATGTAGAACCAGAACCAGTAGTAAATTTAAAAGTTCCGTTATATATATAATTTGCAGCGTAATTATACGGCAAAGTTGATTCAATAGTTGGGAATCCTTTTCTTACTATTTTAGTTTGACTATTATTTACAAAATGAACATTACCATATTGATAAGGTTGAATGTTTATTGTATTTGTTAATATACCATTACCACTTACAGTTGGCGCATCTTCAACAACATATCTTGTATAATATATTGTGTCAGCTTGTTGATTCATTGGCAAAATATACCAATTGCCATTTGCTTGGAATAACCTACAACCAAAAGTCTTAATTATATTTTCTAAAATAGTATAATAATCTAATTTATAAAAATCCCTTTTATATTGATACGTTTGACTAAATGGTTCATCGCCACCAGCATCGCCTCTATCAAACATTCCATCTGCATAGTAAGAACAACAAGCATAAATAAATATCATATCTTCAAATGGCAATTGATTTAAAGAAATACCAATAATGTCAATTAATTTAATTAATGAATTTACATTTACATCACCATCATAATATATATATCTTAAAAATGAAAGTCCATCAATACAAGTCATACTTACTTCTTGGTTACCTGTTGTAAATGGAACTTGAAGATAATCGTTAAGTAAAAAACCTCTCCATTTGATTACGTTATCAATAATTAATTCAACGTAATACTTTGTTTCATCAAAGTTTAATAAGTCTGGGAAATTATCGTAATCGTCTTGATCTGATATAATAAAAGACACATTTAACTGTGAAGATATTATAAAAGCAATTGGGTCTTCATTTGTAGCATTTGGTACTAAAGAAACATTTGTTCCTATATATGGAGTAACTGTTGCACCAACATAGCTTTTTTCGTATATCTTAACTATTAATGATGTTCCATCTCTTAATTCTTGTGTTATTGTATATCTTAATCCGTATGCCATTATGCTAAACTAATGTTTTGTCCTTTAAGATTAGATGCCTTTTGCGCTCTATTTGTAGCTAATAATAAATCTTGTCCTCGTAATACAAATTGACCTCCATTTTGAGTAGAGCCAAAATCACTTGCCAAACTTGTTAAACCTCCACCTCCACCCACAGTTGGCAATCCCAATGCAGTCATCACAGCTTTAAATATTAAAGCCTTAAGAATCATTGCAGTCAATTGAGCAATAATTTGTTTAAATGATTGTTCCAATGCTTTACCTATATTTTCACCATTTGCCATAGCTTGAAACATTGCTTCAAATGCTGGTGTAATTGTATCAGTAATTCCGTTTGCTAATTGTAATTGAGTATTGTATGCTTTTAATGCTGCTTCATTTTTGAATATTTGTTCAGCATTATATTGTTGAGCAAACATTGGTAAATCCT